AGGCAGAATTTCGGTTCTGCCTTTTAATAGTGTGCATTTTAATAAAAGGAGAGTGAACGCAAATGAAAATGCAAATTAGACGAACACTTGGAAATGAACTTTACCATGGAAAACAATTTCCGATCAATACAATCGTTTTGCGTAGCGAAAACGGAGTAGAGATTTTCTGCTCTGATTTTAGAATGAGAAAAGGCGAAATTACTGTGCTTATTCATATTCCAGGTAGAAAGAAATTTCTCAAAACTGAAATGCGTAATGAATATACAAAGGCGATGTATGACTATACGCAGCAATTCAAAGATGATTCAAAACGCTTGAATTATAAACAAATGATGTCACATGATCGTAAACGGAAATGCGGATCTGGTGGAGTGCGTTTAGGAAAATTCTGTGGTCAAATAACGGATTATGAGTGTACAAAAAATCCATTACATGATTTTAGAAGAGTTTATTGCTAATCACAAGATTTTGTGATAGAATGGAGGTGTATAAAAATGGAGGTGAAATAAATTGATAGTTTATTATAAATTAGCGAATATTTTAAAAGAACGTAATATGCAATGGAAAGACTTATGCAAAGCAGGTATTTCTGTAAACACACCAACAAAATTTTCGCAAAATAAAACTATGAATACGGAAATGATAGATAAAGTTTGTGCATTTCTAAAGGTTCAACCCGGGGATATAATGGAATGGGTAAATGAATCAGATCAAAAGGAAAGAGAAATCCAAGCGAAAATTGATGCTCTACAAAAGCAATTAGCGGAAGTAAAAGCGAATAAGAAATAGCTGAACTTTAAGAGAAACTAA